TATATACTATGATATAACTATATAATATAAACTATACATTCTATTACACTAGTATTTATATAGATACTCTACTCTCTATATATTCAAGAACGCAAATTGTGATAAGATAGGGGTGTGTATACTGAGCTGGTGACCTTTATGTATTAAAGACATACCTCTGTGTTACCCTTTAAAAAAAAGAGTGTGGTGAGATTATATTGATAGAAATTAACAACAACGATAATGTAGTTATTTTAGATAATAAGAAAGGTATGATACCAAGAGAATACAATTTAGTAAGTTTTTCTTCTTTAAGTAAGTTTTTACGTATTAATAAGAATTCTTTAAGGGTTCCTTTGTTTCCCCATGTTCATGTTAATGGTTGTGGTAAACTCTGTTTACATTTAAGTCCATTGAATACACCTCTTAAAGTTAATACCTCTAATGATCTAAAACGTTGTAGGGTTTGTGGTAAGATGGAGAAGCTTAGTATGTTTGATATAATATATTGTAACTGTATTAAATATCCTGTTGATTATGTTCTAAAGAATGGTGCTAAACAATGAAATTAAGAAAGAAAATGCATGATGATTGGGCAACACCTAATGAGTTTATTATTAAATATGTTTTACCATATTTTGATTCTTATGAATATATTGACCCTTGTCCATTAAATTCAGATTTTAATGGTCTTGAACTTGATTGGGGTAAACAAGCTTTTGTTAATCCACCTTATAACAGAAAAGATAAAGAATTGTTTATTAGAAAAGCTTATGCAGAGAGTAAGAAAGGTTGTAAAGTTGTAATGCTCCTTCCTGTTTCAACTAGTACTAAGATATTTCATGAGATTATATATCCTCATGCTGATATTAGGTTTATTAAAGGTCGTATTAAATTTATTGGTATTAATACAAAAGGAGAAAAAGTAACTAATAAATGTGGTATGCATGATAGTATGTTAGTTATTTTTGAGGGTACTAAACAATGAAATCTTTAAGTGATGAAGAAATAGAGAAACAAAGTAATGAGCTTGATAAGAGTGTTAGAGCTACTCGAACAGAGAAACGTGGTAGACCAAAGAAGCGTAAGACAGGGAAATATACTATGAGCCCCAGAGCTTTGGTTCAACGTCAAGTAAGTTGGGCAAAAGCCTTAGAACACATGCCTGTTGGTAATAAAAGAGGCAGTAACAAGAAAAAGATAACAGATGGGTTTCAACACATGACAAAACTAAAAGAACTAACAAACTGTGAGAAGTGTGCTTGTAAGGCATATTGTAGTGTTTATCCAACTATTGATGAAGACAAACCAGAAAGCATGACAAAGTGTCCTTTATGGTTAACCTATCGAAAGAGTATCATTGATGTTATCGGTAACCCTTTGAGTTACCTTGCACAGAAGGCTGGAGCTTTGGACCTTGCTATTGCCAAACAACAAATGAAAGACCAGAGTGAAGGTGTTATCATCAGTAAAGAAATGCTTGCTGCTACAAAGTTAGCTATGGAAGCTGTTAAGATTGCACAAAAAGAAGAGAGAAATGGTAAGGGAAAGAGTAAGGTGATGGATGCTAAGAGTATCAATGAAGAAGTTGTTGATGCTGATTTTAGCATCCCTGGTGAATAAATAATATACTATGACTGAATCAAAAGATTGCATATTTAACAAAGTACCAAGTGAATACATTGACACCTATAATCAATACTTTGATTTAAAATGGTTAAAAGGTCATTATAAACAGAAGAAGGATGGTTTCCATGTTCAGTATGCAGAGATGCATCCCGTAACATTTTCCTACTTCATGTTGGGTAAAAAGCTTAGAATGTATCAAGCCTTTGCCATTGACCAAATTCTAGTCAATCCCAAGACAGCTTTGTGTTGGGCAAGACGTACTGGTAAAAGTACCTTGGTTGCAGTGTTATCCTTATGGATGTGTTATTTTAATAAGTATCCCAAGAATGCCATGGAACGATTCACAGTCATTGGTATTGTCAGTAAAGAGAATGATGCTGCCAAGAAGTTATTAGCAGCTGTTAAAGGTTTAATATATGATGGGGATGTTCGTTGGTACAATGTTACCAAGGGTAGTACTAGTGAAGAACGTAACCATTTCAGTAAAAGACTAACTGAACCAACTAATGCTGAACAGATTACCTTCCATAACAAAAGTGTCATTAAAAGCTTCCCCCCCACAAAGAAAGTTAAAGGTTGGGGTTTTTCCTTCTTATTCATTGATGAGATAGCTTATCTTGATCCTAAAGAAGAAGACCCCGAAGCATTCTATTCTTTAACCTGTATGCCGACTTTAGCAGACTGTGGTGGAAAGATTTGTATTGCCAGTACACCAGCCGGTTGTAATGGTTTATTCTATACGCTGTTTGACCCTGAAGATAAGATTGGAACAGATTATTTCCGAATACAATTTAGTTGGATGATTAATGAAGAGTGTGAAACCTACAAAGCTATGGTTTTAGCTGAGAAAGATAATCTTAGAAAACAAGGAAAGGAAGCTTATTTCTTACAGGAGTATGAAGCTGATTTTACTGTTGTTCAAAGTTCTTTCTTTGATAAAGATGATATTGATAATTACTTTGATAAAACAATGCATGACGTATATGAATGGCATAAAAGTCCTTGTAGTGTTGGAATTGATTTTGGTATTAGTATTTGTCGGACAACTGTAACAGTCAAGACAAAGTACCAAGGAAAGCTTATAACCCTCTATCACAGAGCATTCCCTGTTGGTTTTGATAATAACTTACTGATGGCACAAGGTACTGATGATGGTGTACCTAATTTATGTAAACGTTATGATGTTCAATGGTTAGTTCCCGAAGAGAGTAGTATCAGTGATATGTTCGTTAAATGGTGTAAGCGTGAGGGTTATCCCACCTTTGCTTATAGATTTAGCCAGGGTAACCTTGGTGGTAAGAACACAGCCTATCACACTTACAGAGCCATGCTTAAACAAGAAGACTACATGAAGAGTTATCAGATTCCTTTATTACGAGAAGAGATGTTAGGATTACAAGAGATTAGAGAGAAGGTTAATTGGATCATATCTAAACCCTCTGGTGGCAGTGATGATTGTATTGATAGTGATGTTTATGCTACCACCCCTTTTTTCATGGATGAAGGTTCTGGTTGGTATGGCATTGGTAATACTGATAACAGTGATTTGATTAAGAAAAAGTTAGAACAACAAAAGAAGGGTTTTGATATAAGTACAAGGAATCAACGGAAAGATAATGGTCTTAGATTAATGACAGGACCTTGTAATTATGTATCCAACCCCTTATAAATATTAACAAGATATTGAAGAATTAAAAAAGGAGTGTAAGAAAAATGAAAGAACAAAATAAAGTAAAAGAATCAAAAGACCCCCTACAACAAAGCCCAGAAAAGTATTGGGAAGAAGTTATCCGAACCAATAAGTTTAATATTAAAGGTGAGAAATCTAATATTGATAAATTTGAAAAGGGTAAAGAACTCTTAGCTAAAAGACTTAAAGAAACAGAAACTGGATTAGATTTAGATTTAGAAGAAACAAAGTTAATGAAGAAATTATATCCTAAGTATGGTAAAGATTATGAAAACACTGATGAATTTAAGAAGTTCTTTGTTAAGAAGTTGAATTTTATTATAAAGAATATAAATAATAAAATTAAAACTTCTATGGATGAATACAAATACCAACTTAAAATGGCTGCCCAAAGCACTAGTGAATCAGAAAGATTAATTAAAGAATATCAAGGTAATCTTAGAGAAGCTAAAGTTAAGACAGAAGGTGCTATTAAAGATAATAAGAAGATGTTTGGTTAATCTTATTATTTTATTTTTTCTTTTTTATTTCGTATGCATGTCGTCTAAAATATACTTTTAAAAATATATGTTTAAATATACACAATAGAAAACCTTATAAAGGGGTTTATCCTAACAGTTTCAATATATGATTTATTTTGTTATGAAGTATCTCATATATCCTATAGAGCCAGAGATTTCAACTAAATATTGAGATTGATGATGGTTTTTCCCAGTTTTCCTATTAATGCAGGTAACTTATTTAAGACCTTTCATGCACACTCGTGCATCAAGAGGCATTGTAAAAAACTTTAATCCAGCACCTAACAGTGAAGGGATAGAACCTCCTAATAGTTATAAAGCTATGGAAACCATGTGGAAACGTGATGAGGTTATAGCAACTGCTTTTGATACCACTGTTGATATGGTAACAAGAAACGGTTGGGATTTTGTTAAAAAAGATGCCGAAGATTCTAATTCTTATGATAGTGAACGAAAGAAAGCTATTACTCAATTTGAAGAACTTAATTTTTCAGAAGTTCTTGACAATTTATTATATCAAATGATAAGTTATGGTGATGCCTTTTTAGAACTTAGAAGAATTGGTGGAACTTTAATTGATGAGTTTCATCCTTTAGAAACCACAGAAATGAGGATTAAATATAATGCTCATGGTAAGGTTAATGGTTATATTCAAATACCTTCTAATTATAATTCTTCAAGTTCATCCAAAGCAAGTGCTACTGTTCCTGGTTCAGTTAATTTTAGTACCAATAGTGTTATTCATTTTAGAATGAAATGGATGGGTAGTAGACTTTATTCTGAAACTCCAATGGAACCAATATCACGTATATGGGCAACCAAACAAAATGCTTTTAATTACTTAGATCAAATGTTTATGAATCTTCATCCAGAGTTATTCATTCATTTAAGGGGTGCTAACAAGGACCAATTTATGGAAGTACAAGAGACATTATGGAGAGCTAAGACACAACCAGCTCAACCAATACTAACTTATGGTGCAGCAGATTCTTCCACAGACATTAAAGAATCCACTGCTAATTTTGGTAACACTCAAGGTTTGTTTCCGGTGTTAGATGATTTACGTAATGCTGCTTTGAGAATAACTAGAGTACCTCCTGTATGGGTTAATATGGCAAATCCAGGTGGGTCCGATAAAGGTAACAGTGAAGCTTCAATATTTGGTTTTGAAACTCGTGTTAAAAAGATACAACAAAAAGTAGAAAATATCATAAATTTAAGATTACTCCCTTTACTAAATTATCAAAATATTGCTTTTAATTTTAATCCAATCTCCTTTAAATCTGAGAAAGATGCTGTTCAAAATGCAGCCGTACTTCATTCTATGAATGTTAAACCACAAGGAATAACTAAATACCTTAGAATCTATGGTGTTACATCTATTAAAGAAGAAGATTTTACAACACCCGAAGAAATGATGGAACTACAACAAAGCATGCAACCAACTGGTGAAGGTAATCAAACTGCAAGGAATCAAACAAGTCCCAGCAGAAAACCCAGTGATAAAAGTTCTGTTACTAACAATCGTGACCAAACAGGAAGTAGTGCAGCTGGTAGTAAAAAACTTGAAGAACAAGGAATGAATACAAGGAGTATGACTAATTTTGCTCAATACCCTTATACATATAATACAGGTGATATATAATGCCAAGAAAAGATGGAACAGGTAGATTAGGTCGTGGTAAGAGTTGTAACAGTACAGCTAAAAGTGATAGGTCAGGTAGAGGAAAAGGCTTAGGTGTAAGAAGAGGAGTAGGTAGAGGAAGAAAATGATAAAAGGATATAGTGATTTTGTTCAAGTACGTGCAGGTCAAGGAACAGATAAGAATAAAGTTTATGTTCGTGGTTATGCCTCCATGAAAAACAAACCTGATATTTATAATTATTTAAAACTTCCTAACGGAAAATCAAGAACTTTCAAAAGTTTATTTACAGAAAAATGTATTAAAGATGTTAAAAAACAATTAGAAAATAAAGCTATATTTGTTGATGGTTTACATGAAACAGCTACTAATATGGGTATAATGGGTTTAGCTAAAAAATATAATTTCAAAGAAGATGATTTACATGATGTTCAAGCTGCCTTAAAAATGAAAAGGTTTCCTTTAGCTAAATTAGTTGATTTTGATATTGATGAAAAAGGTTTATTAATTGGTACTGAAACAAATCCTAACTTTGCTAAAGTTGATACAGAACATAAGAATTATTATGAAGCTGTGACTGGTAGTTTAATGGATGGTTATTTAAAAGGATATAGTTGGAATTTTGACATACCAGAGGGTGGTGTTATCTCCGAAGTAGATAATACTGGAAACCAGATGGATTATATTAACAAGATTGATGTTTACGGTGTAAGTTACACTGATAATCAAGCACTTCCTGAAAACGAATTTACTGATGTTTGCATGAGAAGTCTTGGAAATTTTATTAAGGTGAGAAATATGACTGAACAGAATGAAACGAATGAAACAAAAGAAACACCTGCTCCTCAACAGGCAGCACCAAAAGAGGAACAAAAACAGACACTAGATGTTGCTAAAGAAGTTGAAAAACAGGTTCAAGTAGAACTTGCCAAACGTGATAAAGCAGTTGAACAAAAAACTATTGAACAAGAAAGGGATGATTATAAGAAACAACTTGATGAGATACAAACTAAACGTGATACTCCTAAAGTTGAACCTAATGGTCAACCACAAAGTACTGTTCCCCAAGAAGACAAATATCATGATCCAGTTAATCCAGAGGATAAACCTCCGGAACAATCTGTTGATGATGGTATGAATGCTTTAAAAGAAATTAAAGAACCTTATGATAGTTATATGGATGAAATTAAACGACCAACTTCTGAAAATGAAGTAGGTATTAGAAAAGTTTATTCTCAACAACCTTATAATACTTATGGTAAGGTTTTAGAACTTCAACGTGAATTTCAACTTCACAAAAGACAACTTCCTGGTGAAGATTATACTACTTATGTTCAAAGGCAAGCAATTTTGAATAGTAAGCAAGCAGATATGTCTGTTAAACATACAAAACAAATTTAGGTGATAAAATATGGATTCATTTATGAAAGTAAGAACAATGTTAGGTGGAGGAGTTGCAGCTAATTCAAGCGTTATTTCCCGTAACACAACTGGTTCTTTTAACATTGATACTGCTGGGGATTCTGGCTCAGTAGAAACACAAAAGATCGCAGACTCTATGATAAGAGATGCATTTTCCAGAGATACAGAATTTAGACAATTAGTAAGAAGAGAAAACATGGCTCCCGGAAGCATAGTATATTCTTGGATTCTTGAAACAGCTTTAGCAAGTAATGCTGCTTTTTATGATGAAGGGGATGCAGCTGCTCCAAGTGGAACAACAAGAAGTCAATTAACTACTCCTTATAAAGCTCTAAGAGCAGACTATGAAGTATCAGGTTTATTGATTGCTGGTGGATTCTTTGATGTACTTGGTAAAGAAGCAAGTAACGCTATAAGTAAGATGAATCTTGTTGAAGAACAATCTTTTATTAATGGTGCTGATGCTACTGTGGGTATAACAGGGTCTTATCAAGGATTACTTCAACTAATGGCTTCTTATGCTGTTGGTGCTGATTCTACTTCTATTTATGGTATCACAAGAGATTCAGGAGCTCCTTACATGGATGTAGGAACTGTTGATTGTGGAACTTCTGGTAGTGCAACAGGAACATTAAGTTTACATGACTTAAATGCTGCAATTACTGTTCAAGAAAAAGCTAGACTGGATGCACAACCTGCATTTTTAACTTCTTTTGAAAGAGCAGATGAAATTGACGAACTATTACAACCACAACAAAGATTTATGGGTAGTACAGAAATAGCTGCTGGATTCAGAGTTAGAACATATAGAGGTATTCCAATACTAAGAAGTAAAAGAATGGCTTATAATGGTTATACTAACACTGGTTCATGGGATTTAAGTACTGATGCAGACAATGCAATGTATCTTTTAGATATGAAAGAAGTTGTCTTCAAATCTGTAGCTGGTGTTGACCAGATGCACGTTCCAATAAGTGGTATTGGTGATGCAACTGCTGGTGCAGCTGCAACAGGATATAGTAGAGCTGACGCAGTTGGTGGATACTATAAAACGTATGGAACATTTGTTATGACAAGGTTCGATTCACAAGTATTATTGTGGAATATTACAGCACCTTAAATGGGTGTATTTTTTTTCTTTTTTTAAATTAACAACAACAATAAAATAAAGGTGATAAAATATGGCTGGAACATATACAAAAACAAGTCAAACTGTGTTTGGAGATCAAAGAATTTTCTTCTATACAGTTACTAATTATACTAATAATGAAACTTTAACTGTTGAGGGTATGAGAACTATTGAATTAGTAATGCCTATGGTTAATGCAGCAAGTGCATCAGTAGGTTATACGCAAAGTGGAAATGTAATTACATTTAAAACAGCAGCAGATTCTTATGATGGATTTATGATGGTTATTGGAAAATAAAGGTGATTAAAAATGGCTAAGAAAGAAATAGATATAGACAGATATTATTATAATCCAAGTAATGGAGATAAAATTTATTCACATTATACTGATAAAACAGAAGTAGCTTTATCAGATGTTGATAAAAAGAAAGCAGAAGCAGCTAAACAAGCTTGTATTAAACAATCCCAAAAATGGGTTGAATCAATGCCTGCTGCTAAGAAAAAACCTGCTGAATTACGTGGAATTAAAGTTAAAAAAGAAGAATCAAAAGAAGAAGTAAAAGAAGTAAAACAGAAATAATCAGGTGAAATTATATGGGAAGTAATAAAGAACACTCAAGACTGTTCCCTTCAAAATTAGATAATAAAGAACCCTTAGTTGCTACTTTAGGGACTAATGTGACCTTTAATTTTAAGGATGATGGAATAGACACTTCTACTGCCTTTTATTATAATCTAGGGCGTAGTGGAGCTTACAGTGTAAGCATTAGACCATCAGCAATAGTACTGATAACTAAAATGAATGGAATTACATTAACTGATCCAATAACAATCTCAACATCAGGATATGTTGATAAATATATTGAATTACGTGATTGTGAAATACAAACTACAGCTAATAACACTACAATAAAAGTTTTTGCGAGAGGTGGATAAAATGAGTGATACACCAAGTTTTCCAAAACCAATAGCTGTCACTTGTGCTAGTGCTAATACAGGAGCAATAGTAAAGGCAACTAATGAAACAACAGGAATAACTAACACAGGAACAGTAAAAAGTGGTAAAGCAATAATCGAATTAACAAACGTTACTGCTGGAGATATTGTAAACTTTAGAGTAAGTGGTGCATATTTTGGTGGTGGAAGTTTAACTTTAACTGCTTCAAAATCAGCTCCACAAGCTGTAAGTCTTACAATGACTGAAACAACAACAACCAATGCTCCGGCAATTAACTTTTGAGGTGAAACAATAAAAAATGATAAAAAAAACATTGTTTCTTTCAATATTAACTTTTATTTTGATGTTAGGATTAGTAAATGCAGCTAACACTGTAAATTTAATGAGCCCAGCAACAAGTGCAATAGTTAATAGTCCCGTAACATTTACATTTAATATAACAGGTGACTCTTCAAGTTATAGTTGTGTGTTATATACAGATGAAAATGGAACATGGGTAGAGAAAGAAACAAATTCTGGTGTAGCTAATTCAACAGCTACTTCTTTTAGTGCAAGAACAATAGGTGAAATAACAAGTGCAAGTTATAAGTGGAACGTATTATGTGATGCTACCGATTGGGCAGCAGCTAATTACACTTTTGGTGTAGATGATACAGACCCAAGTATAACAGTTAATACACCTTCTGATGAGAGTTGGGATACTGATGGTTTAATTAATATTACAATTACTGTTAGTGACGATAATCCAAACACTTGCATATTAACTTCTACAATGAACACAACAGATAATGCTACACAAGTAAGTACAGCATATTCTGCACAAAGTTATACTAATGCCACAGCTTTTAGTTTTACAGGTTTTGATGGTATTGCAACTTTAATGGCAGATGAGAATACTGGAGCTTATACATGGAGTGTTGTTTGTACGGATGATGCTGGTAATAGTGATAGTGTAAGTACACGAACACTTTATGTGGACACAACTGATCCAACTGCTTTTGTATTTAATACTAGTTTATGGCAAACAGATAACGTACAGTTATGGGAAAATACCACAGCTAGTGACTATACTCCACAGATTGGATGGCAAGCTACAACAGAACTTAATTTTGATAGATACAGAATTAGGTTTTATAAAGATACGCTTGGTAATGAAACTTTTGTTGAAAAGAATATCTCAACAAGAACAACATTATATACTGCTATGAGTACTTTAGTTTCAGACACTGTATATCATATTTTGATAACAGCTTATGATTTAGCTGGAAACTCAAAAGATATGACTGTTCAGAATTATAAGTATTCAACAACAAGTACTGGTCACAGTTTACCGGATGGTTGGGTATCAATAATGAATAGTGGTAATGCTAGAAATTTAAGTGATTATTTAGGTTTTAGCAGTGCAACAACTGTAAGTTATTTCAACAAAACACATGAGTTCACAAGTCATGTAAGTGGTGGAAGTAATGGTGCAATATCAGTTCCAAGTGGTGAAGCAGTATTCTTATATATGGGTTCAGATACAACATTTTCTGACAGTGTATGGAATACATCAGCTATGACTTCAAGTTATTTATTAAGAAATGAAAGTAATAGTGATTGGAATGTTGCTTGTAATCGTAATGGTTCACAATCAACAGTAACATTACAAAGACTGGATAATAGCTTAAATACAGCTGTAGCCGGTGCCCCTCAAAGTAATACAAACAGTAATGTAACATACATGAGTTATGTTGATTGGACAACACCAGTTAATGTACCTTTCAAAGCTAATTGGAGTATTAATAATGATACCTCTGTTAAATTTGGTGAATGTGCCTGGATGTATTTAGGAGCAGAAGCAGGTCTAAATCAAACTATTGATTGGAATAACTTAGGGTGAATATGAAAATGAATAAAAAAACTAATTTAGTTATTATATCTTTGTTTATGTTAATGATAACTACACTAGCTGTCACAGCTTTAATGCCATTGGTAATTAGCGGTGAAACAGATTTTAATGGTGTAATTTATGCAGAAGCAGAAATAGAAATAACTGATAATTCAGGAAATACATGGTATGCTTATACCTCTGATAATGGTGTTTACACTATTGATGCAGGAAATTTACAACGAAATGATATGAGTTATGTTAAGGATGGAGATACTTTAAATTTAAAAATATGTCCAGAAACTATATCTGGTTGTTTAAAGACTGTTAAAGTGTCAAGCAATCCAGTTGAAGTTAATTTTGGTGTTGCAGCAGAACCCGTAATTAAACCAGTTACAGGTGCTACAGTAATAACAACAATAACTCCAACAGAGACTAAAGACTGTGAAGCTTGTGAAGTTTGTAAAGATTGTAATGAAGGCATAACTGCTGGAATATCATCTTTAATAGCTTTTCTTACAGGTGTTGTAGGAATCTATTACTTCAAAAGAAAGGATGCAAAGATGCCCAATGGTACTTTTGTTAAATTTGGTGGAGCTGGACCTCTACATTTTCACAGAGGATTAAAAGGTTATCATGACCCCAAAACATCACATAGAGTGATTAAAGAACGTCACCCAAAAGGCGAACTTGATCCTTGTTATGAAAAAGATGCAAATGGAGTATATGTGTATAAAAGTTAGAAATAACTTATTTTTTTTTATTTTTTAAATATAACAATAAAACGATAAAAATGATTTCAAAAATATTAGTCACAGATTTTATAGAAATATTAGGTAGGTATGAGCTTCAAACTCCAGATACTATTGTACAATTCCCTCTGGAATATTATATTGAAGAAGATTCAGTTTACTTATATAAGACTATAATGACTAAAACATACTCAACACAATTAATACTTAATAATAATACTCTAACATTGAATGGAGAGGTAATCACTCTTGATTCATTCATTACAACGTTTTTAAGAAATCATAATGCTATTCAAATATTAGAACTACCTGAAACTCAAGCAAATGTTTCTTTTAAAATAGAACAGGAATAAGTGTAACTTAATCTTGAATAACAGCTCTGTAAGAGCAAGAGAATAAAATGCCAACAACACCTATATTCATTAGTGGAATTATTAAAGATAGTGAGAATAATAATGCTAATGATGCAGTAATAATATTTACTGGTTCTTCTGATTCTAAACTTTATAAGACTGATACAGATATGACTATTGAAGGAATAACTTTAGGTGGAACTGATGTAGGTGCAAATGATTCAGTATATTTCAAGATTGGAGATACAGGAACAAGATGTAATGAAACATGAACACTTAACTGATATTTTAACTCCTGAACAAATAAGGGATGCACGATTTGAAGCAGAACATAGACATCCTAATTTAAATATGGATGAAATTATGGAACTTGAATTTAAAGATTATATTACTCATAAAACTAATTCAATTTTAAGAGAAGAAACAGGTCAAGAGATTTTATACAGATTAGAAGGGATGGTAGAACTTCAATATAGTCCAGTTTGTATTATGGTATATGAGCAAGTATATAGAGCATTAAAGGATAATTTAGAACAAGGTGATAATTATGGCAGGTAATCTTACACCATTCATTGTGAGTGGAACAATAACACTATCAGATGCAACTAACCCCTCAGGAATTAAGGTTATTGCACGTAACGATAAAACAATAGAAACAACATCAGTAGTAACCAACGCTAGTGGTCAATATGTAGTTGATTTAGCTAATTTAAGCAGTGGTTGGAACACCGGAGATACAATCTCTATCATAGTTAATTATGGTCTTGAAACAGGTTCAGAATCGTTTATAATAAGTGGTATAGAGCAAACACAAGATGTAACAACAGCAGAGATATTAGATAGTGCAGATGTTGCTTATTGTACTATATCAGAAGTTTATGATGAACTTGATGATAAAACAACCAGTGATATTTCAGCTCAACGTATAAGAGATTATATCTTACGAGCCGAAGCAGAGATTGATAGTAAGACTGGAACATCATTCAAAAGTAATACAATTACTGATGAAGTTTATGATCTAACTGGTGAGAACTTATATTACAGTCCAAATAAATCAATTAATGGTGGTTTAGCAAGAAGTGATGGTGGTATTAGTTCAGGAACAAGATTAAAACTTAATCATAAACCTATTATTTCCATGACCTCTTTATCAAAGAATGGTGCTAGTTCTACATCTATTGATTCCTGGACAAGTTTAACAGAACATACAGGTCTTGTTGCTGGTGATTATAGTGTGTATAAGAAGACTGGAATCATTGAATGGTTACAGAACTGTCCGAACATCCAAAGGAGGGCATTTAAGACCACCTACGCATGGGGTTTAGATAGGGACAGTACTAATGCTGAGGATATGCGTAAAGTTGAACTAGCACGCCAATTAGCAGTCTTAATAAGCATTAGACAAGTGTTACAAAGTAAAGGAACAGGTAGTCAGTTTGAAGATGTTAATGATATCTCTTTAGAAAGTATCAGTACATCTAATCAGATTGGTAATCATGTAACTTACCTTCAAAATCTTAAACACCGTATTGATGAACTATTTGATGAAATTGGAAGATTAACAGGATATAGTATGGGTTCAAGTGGAGTGTATTAAATAATGGGAAGTAAAGGTATATCAATTAGGACCAGGGTAACTAAAATTATCAATGATAAGAATAAACGTAGTGTTCTAACTTTAACACCAAAAACAGTAACTATTGGTGATAAAGGTGGTTATGAACAGAATACAGAAGTTGATGGTACTAACCAAGAGGTATATTGTATTCCAGCTAATTATGTTAAGAGTATGGTTAACCCACAAGTTATGGGATTATTAAAAGAAGGAGAGATAAGATTCTTAATTAAATATGATGAAGTCTTTGATACAGATGATGAAATTACATTTGAATCAGCATATTATCATATTAGGATGATTAAACCTATTTTTTTTAATGAAGAAACAATAGCACAATCAATAACATTATCGAGGAAATTAGATTAAAACAATGACATTACAAGAACCTTTAATAATATTTGGAACATTTACTGGAGCTGATTCATCTTATTTCCTTAAAGCTTGGAATAAGACACAAGATACAAGTTGTACAGGTGACCTTGGTAGTGATGGTAAATACTTAATAGACCTTGCTAATTGTGGTTATGCTGTGGATGATGTAGTGTTTATTAACATATTAAAAGGTGTTAAATCAAGAACAGAACAAATCACTATAACTCAAATAATGATTGATGAGGGTAGTTATGACCAAGGAACTAAAGTATTATACTATCTTCCGGAACATATTTATTCAGTTGTTTATAATTTAATTAATGATAATAAACCTGCTGCCTTTACTGATATTGATAACACTACAGAGGTTACCTGGACTTTATTAAGTGCTTATCCTGAAAAAGAACCAACATTCCCTTGTATTGTTCTTAATCCAGCTAATGTATCTTATAGTGGAATTACAATGGATAATTCACAGAGTAATGATAAAGTTAGTGTTGATATTGAGTATTACAGTAAGGTTAAATGGAAAAAGAAACGTATTGATAATGGTCGTGGTCACATGTTATTTGTTATTAGAGAATATATTAAAGATTTAGAATTTTCAGGATTATATTTAGATCAACCAAATTATTTAGAAGATAGTAATATTGATTCTTTTGATAGTGGTGATGAACAATTAAACACAGCAACTAATGTATTAAAATTAAGGTGGACAGCTTGATTACAATTAAAATGGATGCTGGTGGTGCTATTACTGGATTACGTAATGCTGGACAACTAATAAGAACAGAAGTTCATAAAACCCTAAGACAACAAGGTGAGAGTGGTAAGAGATACGCTAAAAGTATAGCCCCAGTTAAATCAGGTAATCTACGAAGAGGTATTTTTTATCAAGCAACACCAACAACTTTAAAGATTAAAAGCATTGTTCCGGGAAGATTCCCCTATAACAAATGGGTTAATCAAGACCCTGGTTTTG